ACTGTAGTTTTTGGTTGTAGGATAGTGGTCATTCAGACTTCCCCTTTTTTGGTTTAGAAGCCTTGACGACCTCAACGCAATTATCGACCAAAGCATCTTTTAAACGCTTCCGCCAAAACTGTTCTAATGGTATGCCGTTACTGTCTACTTGTACAGTGACAACCTGCCCAGAAGTATATCCACTGGCGCTATTAATTAATAATTTCATAACGGTTCATCATCCAAGTCAATTTCAGTGGTGAATGTCTCTGTGCCAAGATCAAGCCCGGTAATTAAACCGATGTCTCTAAAGGCTACCGATTCATTAGGAATAAACACATCGCCACCGCTCATTTGAATCGTCATTTCAAACGTAAACCGGTGAACATAAAACGCCGTGTTGTACGCATCAAATCCATGCTCTAAAAATTGCAGCGGGTTTAGTTTGCCCGTGTTCATCAGGCTATCAAACTTTTCAAGCAATATAGACTGACAAATAGGCTGCAATAGTTCCTCTGCTCTATCCCGTGAATCACGGCCCGCTATTTCATCAGCAGTTGGGAAAAACACATATAAGCTAACAGTCTGGATAATCCGTTGATTAAAGAATTGACCGCGTTGTATGTTGTCGGTTGCGTCTGTGTCAATGTTCTTGTTCTTGCTGGCTGTGCCGTCACCCATAACCACAAACAACCATGCTTGGCTTTGTGGTCGCTCGGTGTAAGCCTCAATGATTCGATCAATTGAGATAGCCGCGCCAATCCTCGGCCCAGTCTTGGCGAGAATGGTGCCGCTTGCAGGCGTAAACAGTGTTGAATCTGTGACCTGAAACACGAAAGAATCAGTTGTAGGCACCGCCGTTACTTCTTTCAGCCCGTTATAACTCTGATATGGATTTGTGCCGTTAAGCACCAATGGAAAGCCAGTGGCGGAAGTTGCTCCGGTGTCGGTCGTTATATAAGTAACTGTTCGGCGATTGGGAACAGTGTTTATTGTAAATGTGCCGTTGAATTCTGTTTCTGTGGCACCCGATACGATTACCGTTGAGCCCGATTCTTTCGTGTAGTCGTGATCAGAGTCAGTGATAATTGTAACTAGAATGCCCACTCTTGAAATAGAGCAAGCAATGGGGGTTTCAGCACCGGTTATATTTACTTGGTTGCCAACAGACAATCCATGATCAGCCGAAGTTGTAACAGTGACCGCAAAGCCTGTTCTGGTCATAGAATCAACAGAAAAGCTGTCTGTGAAATCATTTACAAACGCCGGAAGCCTTGCCGCTAATACTGAGGCTATATCAAAGGCTCTCATTGATTTCCCTTCTTAATGGCTTGCTCGATATTGTTGATAGTGTTTCTCCTTCCAGCTTTGATGGCGTTCCGCAGTGTTGGCCTGGCTTTCATTTTCCCTGTGCCAAACTCTACAAATTTCGCATAATCGGGAGCAGGAACATTCTCTACACCATAGCCAAATTCTAATTGTTCTTTACCTTTTACGGAAAACCCAAGCGAGCGCCTTAATGATCCGGTCATATTGGCGTGACTCTCACCGGCTCTGGAGGCTGTGTGCCTACGCTTTCTCCCGGCTCTATCCTTACGAATATAAACCCGGCCTTGTCTGGGTTTTCTTAAAATTTCGGTGTTGGCGCTTTTCTTGTAATCAATGCCGGTTTTGTACAATGCATTCCTGAGAGCCTTTTTTGTAGCCTTTTCGATATTTTTCACCTTCAAGAAAATGCGATCATTGCCAGCCGCGCTAATAATAGCCATCAGGCTTTGCTCGCTTCTTTGGTGCCTCTATCGTTACAGGTAAGCACAAGAGCTTGATTCGCTTCGCCACAATTCTCAACGTCTAAAATATCAAGCCGCCTTCCGTTGAACAAAATCCAGTCTTCAGAGGTAATGCCCGCAAGATATTCAATGGCGAGCTTATGAGTCACCACTTGATCAATAGACACCCCATCAAATAAAGTTTTCCCCCGAGGCGTGCGTATCAACGCTTTAACGTTGTGCTTCTCGACAAAATTTAAAAGAGGATCGACAGAACCAAAAACAGGCGGAACTAGGTTGCGTGTCTGAATGGAAACAGATTGCCCGCAATGCCTTAGTTGCCGCTGCAATAAGCTCATACCCTATACACCATGTTTCTAGGCCGTAGCAACTCATTGAATCGGTTCGCAACAGTGCTGGGGGCGTAATGATCTAAAGCCCCTGAGAGATACGTTACCTGATCACCAAGGCAATTGGTTTCAGAGGCTGTGCCGCGCTCATGGTAGCCGGTAGGGTCGAAACCCTGATTAATGCCTGTGGCGACATACATTTGCTGATTTTTTAGCTGAGACGGGATAGCGTTGGAGGCAATCACGCAATTAATCTTGTCTACAGCGTTCGCTCTGGGCCATTCCAACACTTGATCGCAAGTCAATTGGTCGCCTTTGTATCGCTGAACTTCTATCCAATCCATCGATTTAATTAGCAATAACTCCGCATCAATGGTGAGAGTTATCCCCCTAGCTAATGCGTACGCTGTAAGCTCTGCTTCTGAAACATAGCTATTTGCGCCATCTACTACCGAACCATCTTCAACAATGATAGACATCACTAATCCTGCGTTTTGTGGCCTTGGGCTGTTAAGTGGAACTTGGTATTTCCTTCCGTCAAGTCATCCTGTACTACAAGTTGTAACTCTTCGTTTAACGCTCCATCAAGGCGAATAACAACACCATGTTTATTTTGTCCGCCCCAAGTTAATCGAGCGGTAAAACCTTTTGTAGTATTTCCCTGCTTTGGCTGCAAAAAAGCATGATCAAACGCATGTTCAATAATATCGCCATTGGCTCTAAAATTAAATAGATTGTGAAATGTTCCATCTTCGTTTTTTATTCGCAACACACAGCCAACAGCTAAAGCTGGTGCGCCGCCAAACGTAGTGAAATCCATTTCAGTTGTTGATTGTATATCCCAAGTCACTTGAACCATGTCGCCACCTTGACCCGGCAGCGGCTTTACGCTAAATATTTGCGGGGTAACTGATCCATCTACCAATATAATGCGAGTTGATCTAGTGCAAATATCTGAGGATGAATAGGCAAAATTGATAGGCGTATCAAGGGTAATATCATTCGCTACAACAGCAAGCACCTCTGATTGCATAAATGTATTGGCGGCAATATTTGATAGCTCGACCACTTCGCCAACAACAATGCCATGCCCTGCCACAGCAGAAAACGTCCTCGAATCAATAACGGCATCCACAGCAAGGGTAAAAGTTCCCCTGTCTTGTACAAAATGAACGCCTAAAACTTCTGTTGTCTGATCTTGAACAAATACCCCAAGCCCTGTTGTCCCTCTATTCGATGTTTCAAAGGCCGCAGCCCAATCATTTAAAATATCAGACCATACCCCAGCGACAACAGACCGCCAAGAGGGAACAGGCTTCTTGTACGGTATTTCGCTCATAATTAGGCTTTCTTAGCAGCGAGCGCTTTATTGGGCTTTGGTTCTTTTTTGGGCTTTGATTCGTGAAGTTTGTGTTTGCTTTTGTCGAAATCAGACTCGTTGATAACAACAGGGCCAGCGTCAGTTTTAATTGTCACGGTGTTAAGTTTCATGGGAACCTCGGAATAGATAAAAAAAAGGAGGGCCGAAGCCCCCCAAGAGGGAGTGTTAGCCCAGCAAGATTGCTGTGTGTTCTGGTTTGAAGTTTTGGAAACCCCAAGCCGCAGAAACCTCGTAACGAATCTGACGATATTGCTTATACAAGCGAACTTCAAAGCTCAGACCGGAACGAGGATCAGTAATCATCATAGAGTCATCAGCCATATCGCCTTCTTCTGGCACCGCTGGGGCGCGAGTAGCAAGAACGATGGCAGAGCGAGAGAATGCCATATTAGGAACAAAATCAGCGCCAATGGTCATAGCAACCGCACTAGCCGCAAGAGGCTCTTGCAAGCCGGGAGCCGCCAAAGTGATAACACCCGGAGCCGCAACACCTTCAGCAACAACGTACTTGTTATCATCGCCAGCAAAGGTTACAACATCACCAGCAAGCACAGTACCAGTCCCGGTAATCAAAGTGATCGCCGTGGCACCAACAGCATAACCCGCAGTATCAGAGGTATAGCCTGTGCCTGTGCCATTGGTAATGGTTGAGATTTGCGCTGATTCGCGAATTGCCATACCGTGAACGTCTAATAGAACACCTTGGCGCAACAGGGAAGCGTCAGCCGCTTCGTTTGCCTTAGTAAGCTGGGTCAGAGTACGCATTTTAGCGCCAGCAGTGGTATCAATAACCATCTGCATATCTGACAAGGGCGCACCGTTATCCGCAAGGATTTTGCGAACGTTTGCAGTATCGGTCAATGTAGACGCGAAAGGAGTAGTGCCAGCAGTCCCAAATGCGCGAGAAGTTGACGCATAAAGGCTTGCAAGATCTGCTTCCATTTCGTTTGCCAGAGTACGCATCGCTTGTGCAAACTGGTCTTGAAGAATTGAACTATAACCAGGGCCAGTATTCATGCCGCGTTGTTCTTCACCATTCCAGCGAACGGGAACTGCGCGCGCTTTAGAGATAGTAATTGATTTGTTACCAATAACGTAATCGCCATTGTCGGGAGCAGTAACGCCGGGGGCAATATTGCTAGCAGTAGCGGCCGGAGTAACAAAACTACGAACGGTTTGACCTACAGCAGCACGCTCTACATTGGAATCCAGCGTAACCGATGGGATAAACCCAACAAGCTCGCGGGAAACTGTATCAAGTGCTTCATACAGATCGGGGGTGAGATTGGTTAATGTATTAGCCATTGTGAATCCTTAAAAATTAAATTTTGGGTTGATTGCTTGGCAGGGGTCACAAACCGCGCCGAAATTTCTAAGGAGCCACAAGCCCCACTATTAAATTGTTATATGGTGACGGCTCCGCCACCCTTGATAAATTTCATTTTACTCTCTGGGGTTTGCTTGTCAAAGTCTGCCCTTGACATAACTTTTGCCCCGCCATCTGCTCCATTGCCACCAGTGGCATCACCGCCGGAGGCTTGGCTACCTTTCAACAGAGAGGCAAAACGTTTATTGCTTTGAAACTCTGTCTTCAAGTCATCGATGGTTGTCACCGTCAAGTTTCCGGCTTCATCAATAACTTTCAAGCCTTCATCTGTATACTTCAGCCGCTTGGCGATATGTTCAGATAGCAACGCAACGTTGTAGCCATCTGCAAGTTCTGTGGCAATGCTCGTTGCCGATTGATCGCGCTCTTTGGTGGCAACCTTGGTATTAACGTCTGCCAATTGAGCCTCCAAACCTTTTCGAGCCTCTTCGCTGCTTTGATATAGCTGCTCAAAATTGCCATCGTCTTTGGCCTTCATATCAGCCGCAATTCTGGCCGCGTCTTCAGCTTCCTTGACCTTCTTTTTTGCCGCTTTCGTTTCATCCAACAGAGTACCCATTTTTTCTTTCATGGATTCGTTTTCTGTTGCCGATGTGGTTAGTTGCTCCTGTAAAGCAGTCAACTGGCCGGTCAATTCTTCAATCGTTTCGTTCTGATCATCGCTCATTACATTTTTCCTTTCATGGTCACAAACCAATAGCCACAGGCTATGAACTTTTATACATCAATCAGGGTATAGTTTCAATACCCGCCTTTTGAAAAGCCACCGGGTTCAAGGCTCGCAATTCGCTAAGCGTATATTCTGCGCCCAATTCATCACGAAACCGATCTATAGGTAACTTGCCAATTCTAAACAAACGCGCTTTCTCTGAGCCATCTACGAATTTAGAAAAATATTCATCTTGAAAGCCTGCGGGTTGCCGCTTTAACCAAACCCCAAAATCTGAGGTAGAAGGTCGTGAGCTTCCCTTGGTCTTTTTCTCTGCTGCAAATTCTGGCTTTACGGTTTGTACCGTTGTTGATCTGCACCCCCAATGCGCCGGAGGCAGCGGCCCTTTTCCCATCGGGTAAACATTGCCATCCCTACCGGCACAGATAAGCGTTGTTCTTGAATCCAAGACGGATACCCACTCATAGCCAATAAATAGCGCCTGATTCTCTTGCAGCACAATAGACCGGGCGGCATTAGATATAAAATTGGTTGTTGTTTTAGATAGGGAGTCAACTTGGCTGGCTTGCCGGTGGGTCATCAATTCGTTGATATTGCTTGCGGCTTGGGTGGTGGACTGGCCGGATAAAAGGGAATCGTTAATGGTTCTCGTAACCTCAACAACCTTTTTCCTAGTAAACTCCGTGGTTGCCGCGCCAATAGAGATAGTCGCAGCGCCGACCGCCGGCGACATTTCCATTCTTGATATTTGGGCCACAACCTTTTCATCTGAAGGTTGAAGAACAACAACTCCAACTACAGAAGCCTCTAAAAGTTCTTTACTGAATTCCGCTTCATCAACTGCAAACTCGACAGAATTAGCGGCCATTGTTTCGGCGAACTCTCTTTCAAATGTTGCAGAAAGGAAATTTATATCTGTAAATAATTTGCTGGTATCTACTTCTGCAAAATCCTCTGGCGCGCTGGCAAGCCTTGCGATTATCCCATCACGATACTGGAACAGCGGAATAGCTGCTTCTCTTGCCTGCCCAGCGGCAAACCTCTGCACGAATACAGAATGGCGCACTGCTGCATCTAAAACAAACTCACTCATGCGAGAGGGTCAACCGTTTCATCTTCTTCGTCGATAGATTCATCTGTCCGGTCATGCTCTATTATATTTACTTTTCTTAATCTCGCTCTAAGGTCTGATTTTCCGATAATACCGCGATCAAGCAATTGAATATTTGCCATAAGCTCTTGCGGGTTGATGTCGGCATCGTGAAATTTTCGGTTTAGCTTAATTGATACATCACCGGTGCCGCCCATAAATTCCAATGCCCAGGCAAGAGATCGGTTTAAGGCATCCTCAACGTTTCCAATGATGCTCGACATAACAGAATTTTGACCGGCAAAGCGTACATGAACCCCAACAACTGTTTCATTACCGCCGCGATCCTCAATTAATCGAGCGCCTAGTTTTACCATCTGAGCTTCTTTGTGTTCCATACCTTTGATAGGCATCTGGT